CGCGATGAGTGCTAAAGTTAATACAGTTGTCGACTTCTTCTTTGGAGGCTCGTCAAAAAAAAATGAACAAACAAATAAAAAATAATTATGAATTCACAAAACGTAGCATATGGCTTAGGCCAATTAGGTAGTGTATTTTTATCTTCTGGAAACAAAAGGTTCCAGCCACCAAGTGGTATGGTTATAATTTCAATATTAGCAATTGACACCACTGGCGCCACATTTACTGAAATGATACCAGATAATCAAGCTAATGCTAAACACGTTGGTTCAACCGCTGTAACAAACTCTACTGGAGATGGCGGAACTCTACACGACGTTGGAGAAGATTTAGGTGGCGATGCTACTGGAAATTTAGATAATATAACAGATGTAGCACTTCCACAAGGAGCAACGGTTCATGGTAGATGGTCTTCTGTTATGTTAAAAGCTTCTGGCGGGGGTAGTGCTATTTTATACTTTGGCTACTAATGTTTAGTTTTATGTCAGGCGGAATATCGTCTAAAGTAAAAACTTCAGCAAGCATTAGAGTAGTAAGATCTAAAGAGCGTGAAACTGCTAAAAACTATAACTCATTTACTGGCTCTGCACTAGACGCAACACCACTTGGCGCTTGTAGATTAAGAGATATTAATATTACATATTACCACAATGGTCGTAATCCTATACCAAGAGCGGGTGAAATAGTTTATAAAGAAAAAAGAGCAAGAAGTAATAATAAATTTGGACCTGGCTTTATACAGTTTCAAGATCGTGGTAGAGGTTTTTTAATACGAATAGATGCGGCAGGCGTTGTAGTAGGTCCTGTACTTCCTTGTTAATATAATATAATATGGGATATTTAGATAATACAGTTGAATATGGTTTTGGTCAATTAGGTAGTGCATACTTAAGAGATACTTCTATATATACACCACCAACAGATTTAGTAGTCGTTGCTATAACAATTGTTGATGACGCTAAGTTTACTAAACTAGAAGCCGAAGCACATAGTAGCGTTGCTTATTTTGCAACTAACGCTTCTACTACATCTAATGGTACTAATCATGACTTAGTAAACGCAGCAGATATATTTCCAAAAGGACTAACGATATATGGAAGGTTTAACAAGGTACAACTAAGTCAAGGTAAGATTATATTATACTTTGGTAGATAATTATGTTAGGTTCTCCAGCTGGTTTAATGTTCGATGGGTTTGCTATGAACACAGGCTTCGATCCTGTCACGCTAACAGATAATACTGCAGATCTTATAGCTTGGTACGATTTTACAGATCCTTCAACAGTGTATAGAGATAATAGCGGTATAAATAATATAGCTGCTAACGAAAGTATAGGAAGAATAAACAATAAGGTTCAAAGTACATTAGCACTTGGCAAGTTTTTAAGATGCATGCATCCTAGTGTTGGCCCTGGAGATGATGGTAATAGCATTGCTCCAACTTTTAAACTAAATGGAACTAACGGTTATAGTTATGCTAGCTTTGACAGTAGTGCTTTTGGTAGCTCCGGTCAGTGTTTAGTAGGTAGTGACCACTACGATCTTGATGGCGTTGGAGCTGATATAGGTCACGGCGGTGGAGTTGGTAACGGTGTTAATGAATATATTAATGGTTATTATAATGAGTTTTCATCTAATGGAGCATCTAGTCCTAATAATAATATTTTTAGTTCTTCATCAATAAAAAATGATGATTTAACTATTTTTTGGGTAGTTAAACCTTCTACAGCGGATCCAACTGGAACAGGGGATCATTGCCACTGGTTGATAAGGCCTGACGATTCTAGCGATAGTGGAACTGGTAGAGCTAATGAAACATATTTTGAAGGATTTACTAGAGCAAGTGGCGATCATTTTATGGCTAGAGTTAATTCTGAAGATCAAGGTGTTTCTGGAATAACGTATACCACATCAACAGATTTAGATGTAACAGACAGTGTAAATGTATTCATGGCTAGATTTAATTCTGGTTCTAATGGGTTTATACTTTTTCAAAATGGTGCTAACATAGCAAGTGGTACAATAACATCATCAAGCACTTATAGCATGCAGTCTGGTATGATGGCATTAGGAAGGTGGAGTATAGGTAATGTAAATTCTGGTCACGTTGCTAACAGCGCATTTGATGGACAGTTCTATGAAATAATAGTTTACAATAAAGCTATTAGTGATGCAGAGCTTGTGACAGCTAACTTAGCTTTAATATCGAAATATAATTAAATAAAATAAAATAAAATGGGAAAAAAAGAAAAAGTTGTAGAACTTAAACCTAAAGCAGAAAAAATATCTGAAGAACATTTAAAAGACTTACAAACTATAGTTAATATTGTAAATAACTTACAATATAAAATAGGTCAAATAGAAGGACAAAAACATAATCTATTACACGAACTTGGTTTGTCTCAAAAAAAGATAGTTGATTTACAAAACACTTTTGAAAAAGAATACGGAACATTTGATATTAATGTTGCTGATGGAAAAATTAATTGGAAAAAAGATGAAGAATAATATCATAAGAAAAATTACTGTAGGCAAAGATTATAAAAATGATTCAATGCACTATGCTGTTGATCAAGAAGTTTATGGTGGTCATAAGATATGTGATATAATAGAAGAAGAAGATAAATACTGTATTTATATTAGAAAAGAAGAGGTTGTTATACCTTGGAAAGACTTTAATAAAAATATGGCTATATCAGTAGAGTATAATTTAGAATATTAATGAATGCTTATAAAGATTTTATTGTGTCTCCTATTGGCGAGCGTTATAATAATGTTTCACGAGTTGACGACAAAGAACTAATACTTAATACTGAAATATTTAATCACCAGTATATAAATAGAAAAGCAAAAGTTATCGCTACTCCACTACTATTTCAATCACCTGTTAATATAGGTGATGAAGTAATAGTGCATCATAATATATTTAGAAGATGGACAGATGTTAAAGGTAGAGAGCGTAATAGCAGATCGTACTGGAAAGAAGACAAATATATAATATCAGAAGATCAAATATATTTATACAACAATAAAGCTATGCCTGGTTATAGTTTTGTTAAACCTATAAAATCAAATAATAAACTAAGCAGTGATGCAGAACAGCCACTAGTTGGTATAATAAAATATACAGATGGCGCTTTTGATATTAACACGTTAGTTGGATTTACACCTAATAGTGAATATGAGTTCGTTATAAATGGAGAGAGATTATATAGAGTTATGAATAAATTTATTACAATTAAATATGAATATCAAGGAAACGAAGAAGAATATAATCCAAGCTGGGCAAAAAGCAGTTGAAGAACTAATTAAAGTTGCTAAAGAACCTATAGTTGATAGTGATGATGATATATCAGCTGACAGATTAAAAAATGCAGCTGCTACAAAAAAGTTAGCTATATTCGATGCTTTTGAAATACTTAATCGTATAAATGAAGAAGAGAATATACTTGAAGGTAAAGTTGAAGAGAAAAAAGAAACTACATTTAAAGGTTTTGCAGAAGGTAGATCAAAATGAAGTACGAACAAAGCTTATATAAAATAGTAGAGCCAATAAGGTTAAACACTATTAAAAGATTAAATAAAGGTAAGAAGTGGGAGTATGGGTATAATAAAGAAAACAATGTAGTTGTTATATCTAAAACTGGTATGATAGGTGATGTTATAGAAATACAAGGTTTACATATAGCTTTGCCCAAACAACCAAATAATATATACAGTTATAGTAAAAATAAATCAGAGCAAAAGTGGAAACAGTTTCCAGCCAAGCCTGAGTTTAAAAAAATTAAAACAGTATTTGACTGGCAAGATTATCCTCTTGATTTTAAAGAAGAGCATTACGGTTATATAGACGAAGAGTTTAAAAGAAGAGAAGAAGGTTTTTGGTTTATGAATAATGGTAAGCCAACGTATATAACAGGTACACACTATATGTATTTACAATGGAGTAAAATAGATGTAGGCGCACCTGATTATAGAGAAGCAAATAGATTATTCTATATATTTTGGGAAGCTTGTAAAGCTGATAGTAGATGCTACGGTATGTGCTATTTAAAAAACAGACGATCAGGTTTTTCATTTATGAGTTCAGCTGAAACTGTTAATTTAGCAAC